CAGAAACAAATCCCAAAGAGGAAGGAATACCATTTCCAGTAGTACCTTGACTTAGCGTAATAATATTATCGGCAATAGTAGTAACCGTAGATTCAACTGTTGTAGTTGTACCTTTAACTTCTAAATTACCTGATATTACAGTTGTGCCTACTTCTGAACCAGTATCTAATGTAATTGTGCCGCCGCTCTGTACTGCAACTTTGTAATTACTGTTATAAACTTTGACTACTTTTGACATTATAATTCCTTAAAATTAGTAGGGGATTTCTCCCCTACTTCATTACATAACGTATTAAACGTCATCACCTTCAAAGTCGTCTTCGTCTGTTCCTACAGCATCAATAGTTGCATCGTCACCTGCTTCTTCCATCTCAACTGCTCCATCGGATGTACTATCAGACATATTCCAAGCAATGCTTGCTCCTGTGTCTAATGTAACTTTACGTCCAGCAATTTTTGTAACTTGACGAGCTGTACCGCCATCGTCTTTTACTGTAATAGTCATTTCACCTGCTGCTACTGCTGCTGATGCTTTGTCTACAAGTACACAATCTTTTACTGCTGAACCGTCTGTGCAACGGAACTTTTTAGAACCTAATTGCTTTACGATCCAACCGTTTACTGAACCAGTTCCATTATGAAACTGTACTTTGATTTCGTTACCACCTGCTGTAGGTGTTCCAAAATATCTTTTATTAAGTGGTCTTCCCATTTGTTTTCTCCTATAAAGTAGTCCTATCCGGGTTCTATCCGGTACGCTGTGGGTACAGCATAAGTCCGCCTTGCGGCTCGCTATCTGACACAAGTATTTATCAAATAAGAAAAAAGCCCGCACAGTGGCGGGCTCTAAGAATAAGCAAAATAGGTAGGACTCGGTTATACCTACAACCCCTCGCCACAGATGCCATTCTGATAACCAGGGAGCCTGTTTCCGCTCGGTAGAGCGATGTGACTCAGCGTATTTCTACTACCAAGCCTGGGTACCACCCCTAAACAGCCAAGTTCGACGCTCTGGTAAACGCCTCTTCCTTGCACTATATACATCGACTAGCTAAGTCTTTGTAGCTTATGTTATTAATATAACATCTTACAAATAAAAGTCAACCACTTTTTTACCAAAAATACAGTTTTTTGGCAAGTATATTATTAATTTTGTTGATTTGGTGCTGTTTGATTAGTCTTTTGTAGCACCAAAGGGTATAGTTGCTCATAACACTCCTCCTATTTAAAGGGTTAAAGTGCGTTCCTTCGCAATATGCTACTTCCGTCCCGTAGGATGAACGTATAATTATTTATCTGTTATTTGCCTTGTCCACGATACTTTTTGTAACTACGTCTTTTACTTTTATTCATCATAGATTTAGAAATTCTTCCGCCACCTATTGATGTTTTTTTCTTTACAGTTTCGTGTACGTCAATACTTGGATTAAATTTAACACGGGCCATAAATTCCTTTGTTAAGAGTTTTAGTCGTAAAAAAAGGGCGACCTAAGCCGCCCTTTAAATTTCTTTCTATCTAAGTAAAACTTAGCTAAAGCTAACGTTTCCGTTAGTGATAGCCACTTTACCTAGGTAGTCAGCTGCGTTACCAAGAGATGACGCAGTGTTGTTTAGCTCAACATAACCATAACGTGTCATAAATGATACAACTGGCTCAAATGTTGCTGGATCAAGTACTGTTCCAGAGCTCATTAGCGGAATGTATGGGCAGTAGAATGCTGCTGCATCTGATTCGCTTGAACCTTTGTAACCAATTAGTACTGGTGAATCATCGCCAGCATATGTGTTTACATATACTTTCATAGCGTTGTTCAATGTACCAACCATTTTGGTGTTAGTTGGAGCTTCAAAAGTACCCTCAGTTGTACGAGCGAACGCTGAAGTAGTTGCTGACTGTAGGATTGTTAACGCGAATGGCGAAACAACTGCCCAGTTACCAGCACCACGTCTTGTACGCTGTGCAATTAAGTTGCTAACTCTGTTGATTTGAACAGCAAGTGCTGCGTGTTCGTCACCAACGAATGTAGCTGTACCTGAAACACCGGCTTGGTCATATGTCTCAGCTGCTGAACCAGCAAGTGTGCTTAGTGAAGCAAGAACTTCTTGGTCGATTTCAGCTGTGATTTCTTGTGCTAGAGCAGCCATAATTTCTGCTTCAACATCAATACCGTGCTGTGATTGTGCATCTTGAGCTGCCTCAAAAGTCCAGCGAGCTGATAGCTTTCTGGTCTTCGCTTCGACAGTTTGTTTCAAGATCTGAATTGACATTCTGTTACCAGCAACACCTTCTAGTGCAGCAGTGTTGTCTGCACGACCTGATGTTGTGTTACCTGAATATGCTTCAGCAATTTTGAATGGGCTTAGAGCCTCTTCACCAGCTGTTGCACCAGATGCACCTGTCCCTGCTGTGTCGCTATAGCGAACACGTAGAGTGTGAATCTGACCAACTGGACCAGTCATTGGTTGTACACCAACTAGTTCATTTGCAATCACTGTTGGCATTACACGTCTGATCACTGGAAGGATCACACGATTTAGTGTAGCTACGTTACCGGCAGAAGTAGCACCAGCTGTTGCACTCTCTGACAAATACCTGCGAGTATTCTCAAGAGTTGTTTCCATTACCGCTTTTTTGTTACCGTTTAGGCCTTCAACAAGTGCTGTTTTAGTATCCTGCCAGCGGCTTTCTAATAGTTCTGACATTTTGGTTTCTCCTATTTTATTATAAACCTGCTAGACGACGAATTTCTATTACATTTTCGTCATTTGCTTTTTGTGCGACGACACTTGCGTCACGGTTGCCTGTTACTTCTTTGCCTTCTGATAGTACTGCCTTCTGCTTGGCTGGACCTTTACTGTCGATAACTGACGGTAGATATTTGTCAAACTGGGCACGTAAACGTGCTGTTTGTACTGATTCCAGTAAGTCTGTCATAATTCCCTTTTGCTCTCTACTTAGAGGTGCAATAAGATCATTAATTGTGTCTTTGCGCTGTGCTGCTTCAATTAATTGCTTCTTCTCAGTTTCCTTTGATTCTGCTAGTTTAATTGCTTTTCCAGCTGCAACTTTAGCTTCTGTTAATTGCTTTTCTTTTAGATCTACAACTTTCATTAGCTTTGCTACTTCTGATTTCTCATTTAAGTAGCTGTTTGCATATTCGTTGCTAAATGCTTCGAATAGTCTACGACCGAAGTCGTTTCTGCGAGCTGCTTCAATATCTTCTTTTAGCGACTTAATCTCTTTGTTAAGAGTCTTGCCAACTGTTTCTGATACTGCTTCAGCACTGCGTTTGATGAAGCTCTTTTGAACTTCTGCAAATTTAGTTTTTGCTTCTCTGATAAGTCTAACTTTAGTTTCTGCTAAGTCTTTCTTATCTTCGTAAAACTCTGCAATTTCTTTTGATAGTGCCTCTACAACAAATTCTTCTAACTTAGCAAACTTAGCTGCCATAGTTTTTTGGTCTTCGTGTAATTCAGAAACTTCTTTACCTAGCTGCTGTGTAACAAACTTTTGTAGTAGTGTTGCGTTTTCACGCATCTTTACTGCATATTTTGCTTTTGCTTCTGCTAGTTGTTTGCGATCATCCGCAAACTCTGAAATTTCTGCTGCTAAACGCTCGGATAGCATAGTGTCAATTGCTTCAACCATTGTTTGCTTGTCGTGTTCGTATTTTGTAGCGAACTCTTCACGCAACTCAGCAGTTACCTGCTGTTTGTTTTCTTTGATCTTTGCTTCCCAAGCCTCTTCGATAGAGACACGCACCTCTTCTGAAACTACATCATTTTCAAAAAGTGTTTTTAGTGCATCCAACATATTGTTCTCCTTTTATTGGAGTCGACTGATTATGTTAATCAGCGATTCTTTTAAATACTTTTGTGCCTTTACGTCTTCTTTGGTTGCCTGTGCTAGTTCGTATGCCTTATACCCACCACGAGTATTCATTAGATGCTCGTAAATGGGCGTAGGATACGCACCTGGAGCACTGGGTTGAGCAACGACATCAACGGTAATAATTTCAAAGTCTGAAACTTCACCGCTGCCGTCCTCTTTAACATTACCACTTCCTCTCGACGAAACACCTAGTTTAACGCCGCTTTCAAGCATTGTTTTAACT